CGCCCAATTTATTGTATTTGCCATTATCCATTATAAAAATTACTTGCAAGATAGTTGATAGCATCTGCGAATATTCTAGATGTACTTGCCAAAGGTCTTGCAAAGGTGCTAACGATAGTCTCGTAAATATCGCCCCAACCTATACTATTATTTATTTCTCCAAAATGTGTTGTTTCGTATATCTTTCCCCAACTCATTATCGTTCTTTATTAAATAACTATTTAATTTAATTTCGTTCTCTTTCTTAGGCTTATAAACCCTCTTCTTCTTTTTAGCCATTATAATACCCAACCTGTAAAATTAACATCTCTCTCAGGATACATACCATCATTTTGATTTGATACATACTCTGGATATAAATTGCTATTGTAATTCATATGGTCCATAAATCTTTGAGTGTAAAACTCAGCAGTCTCTGTAGCGTGACTAGCTAGTGAATTTATCTCTGACTGATCTACGGAAGTAGAATTTTCTGAATTGTGTTTATAAATTCCACCATTAGATATCTGATACGCTGCATAAGGAATATAAGCCGCTTGAGTGTACCAAATAAGCATTGGTTTGATATAATCATCCACTAATGTTTTATAGTTACCTGTCAAACTATTTGCTATAATATCTGACTGTAATTTCTCATATAATTTAGTCCCTAGATACGTTTGCACCTCTGTATCCTGGGCCACTTCAATAAATTGAATTATCTTATCAGCATCAATATTACCGTCAAATATTGACTTTCTCTTTAACTCTTTTAATGTTATAAATAATGCCTTCATATTATTCCTCTTCGTTAGGTTCCACTACTTCAGCTTCAAGTTCGATATCAAGTAATTCATCCTCTTTCTCTGAAGATAATTTCTCTCCGGTCTCTTCCTCTCTCTTAATCTTAGTAGCAATATTCTCTAATTCTGTAAACTCTATTGGTTGAAGAGTTGTGAAATATAAGTCAAGATATATTCCGTTTATTGATAAAAGTTCCTTGAACGCATCAATTAATAATGTTTGAAAAGGTCTAATAACAATATTATCCATAAGTATGGATGCTGTTCTGAGCTCTTCAGCATTGTTGCCAAATCCGGTGTTATCTTTAATACCTAATAGAATAGGGGATACAACACCGTGACCAATCATAATCTTTTCTCTACTCTCTTTTGCAAGGAAATCGTATTGAGCGTGAGCATCTGGTAAATGTATAGGTTCTACATTCGCTTGAGTCTCTGAACTTTCATTAAAGGCCAATATAAATCTACCCGCATTAGAAGACCCACTGAATTTATCATATATCTTTCTCTCAATAAGTTCCTGTATCTCATCAGTTGGTATACCGTTATTGAAATTAAGTAATAGAGAAGGCTGTAAACCATTCTTAATATTATTGATATGGTAATTAGAAACCTCCTCTTCTAAAGAACAGTATTGAAGACACCCTTGGTAATCTACCGGGCTATAGTAATAAAATCCTGCTCTATAAGGTTTTACACAATATATCTCAATCTTTTCATTCTTACCACCATTTCTAAATGAAGGTATTCTTTTAGGTTTGTCTGTAGGTTTTATATTCACCCAATCAGGATGATAATAGTAACCCTGAACTTTACCATCTTTAGCCTTCTCTGCTCTTAGGGTTTCCATTGGGAAGTGATGTAGCCCTGCTATCTCTCCCTTACCAGATTTATATATAACTTGAATTGCAGCTTGACCTAACATTTTAAGGTCATTTACAATCCTTTTAATATCATTAGGTTTAAGTAAGGACTGCATCTTACCAAACATTTCAGGCTTGTCAACAGAGTCTGTTGCGTTTAGTCCTCTACCATAAATCATATCAACAATACCATTGATACATCTAGAATTTGTAGGACTACCTAAATACCTCTCTATAAGTTCATAGAAATAATTATTATCATCCCCATATTCAACCCATTCCTTTCTAGCATTCTCTTTTACTTTAGGAATCTCATATCCAGATAAATTTATAACCCTCATATTAGGATCAACCTTTTTAGGGGACTGTATATTTCTGGCTGATTTTATACTTTTTCGACTCATATTATCATATATTGTTGCTCATCTGTTTCAGCATCATAATTATTGTACTGACTAGTATTTAATGTGTGTGATATTGTAGTATCTGTTTTAGAAGTTACATAAACTTTATCCCTATAAAGTAAAGTATCACCTTGTTTTACCTCTATAGAATAAATAGAATCTTCAGCTAGTATACTAAAAGTACAAGGTATATCTAAGAAGTTACCATTTACAGTCGAAGTCAAACTAGTCAGTGTTTCATTCTTCTTAGTACCATCCTCAACAATCTTTAATGATAAATCATTAGCAGCAGTATACGCTCTAGGTATTATACTTAATGTTTGTGAATTTGTATTTGGTAAAAGTCTTATCATATAAGTATAACTAAATAACTTAGATTTTGTTCAAAAAAATAGGGTGACCGAAGAGCCACCCTATAGTTATCAAATGAAAAGAGAGATTAGTTAGTACCCTCTGTTACTGTTACTGTAGCTGAAGCCATACCTGCATATGGGTCTGCTGCAGTAGGAGAATCTACAAAGTTAGCAGGTCTTCTTTCCATACCGGTGAAAGTAAGAGTATAACCACTTAAATCCCCCATAGCTGAACCTGTAGCAATAGTACCACCAGATAATTCAGCACCGTGTTCTGTACCCATTAAGAATACATTGCCGTTATAGTCTTCCACAGCAATATGTGGTCTACCATAAGACATCAACTTTAATTCTTTGTGGTCCTCTTTACTTAATTGCTTTAATGTAACATTTAAAGATTGCTCAAAGAATGTAGTTCCGTTCTCTAGGTTAGCAGTAATCGTTTGCTCGAAATTGCTATTCCCTTTTAATTCATATTTGTAGGCAGTAAAAGTTCCTGAAAGGTCAGTTATTTGGTAATCCTCATTTGCTGCATCAGCATATGTAATAGTACCTAAATCACCAAAATCAGTGAAGTAGATAGCTTTTAGACCACCAACTTGATCCTTACAGCCCTCTTTACGCCCTCTAGTTAAATCACAAGCCATATTTTAAAGTATTAAAAAAGGGTAGGTAGGCACTTTGGCTCACCCACCCCTTTATAGTTGATTAATTAATTATTAGTTAGCAGAGTTAGTAATACCGTATGTTACGATATCCTCAACAATACCATACTGTACACCTGCGGTAAATCTCATAATAACTCTTACGTTTTGAGAACCGTCAAGGTCAGCCATATCCAATACTTTAACTTCATTGTGGTCAGATAATAGACCTGTACCGAAGAATAGGTTAGATTTTTCAGCAGCTACAGCAGTATTGTCTCCAAGACCATTAGCTACGAATAATTTAACACCATCAAAAGATAATGAACCATTATTCCACCACTGAGTACCTTGTGCATTTGTACCCGCTGCACCTAATCCAGAAGCACCAAATCCACCTAAAGCTCTTACATAGGCTCTAGCGATATTTTGAGATACATATACATATAAATCTTCAGCACCATATAAAGCAGAAGGAACAGCATCTACAATCTTACCTAATTCAGTGATTACGTTTGAAGATGTAACTGTAGTTCCCGCAACTTCTTGAGCAGCAGGTAAATCAGCATCAGCAGCTAATTTAGTAGAGAATCCATCAAACTGTCCGTTGTTAGATGTATCACCTGCCCAAATAGATTGCTCAGTTCTTTGTGCAACTTTAGCCGCAACGTGAGCGATTAAGAAGTCACTAAATTTAGAAGGCATACTGCTGTGTGCAGAAAAGCCCATTGATAGAGCTTCCCAATCAGATACGAAATCTTTCTTACAAAGCTGTAGGTTTACTTGTTGTTCTTCTGGTTGAAGAATTTTTTCAGTAAGCGTAATAGTTGAAGTAGGATCAAAGTCACAAGTAGCATCCTTCACGATGTCATTTGTAGATACTTTCTTAATCACCTCTTTTAACTTTACGTTAGGTTTTACAGTGATACCACCATTAGAGATGGTAGCACCTTCTAACAGAGCAGCAGCGATATATTCACCCGCAAACTCCCCTGCATAAGTAGTAGTAATTGATGTAGTTGTTGCCATTTTAAATAAAAATAATTGTTTACTTGGTTAATCTTGCCAATACTCTGTCTAGAGTAGTTTGTGGTCCGTGTTGTGAATAAAGGTGTAATCCTCTACTCTCTGTTGAATTTTCAGGACTGTGAGTTAAAGGTTGTTCGTCAGCAGAAAGTTCCTGGGGAACCTCTTCTTTTGATTCTTCTTTAGCCTCTAATTGCCCCATAACTTTCTCTACCATAGCTCTAACTTCAGCTAGTTCTTCTTTGGTAGCATAAGACATCTCGGCTTCTTGAGCCTCAACCTCTTCAGACACTTCTTCAGAAGCATCTTCTAACTGCACTTCCTCCTCATTAACTTCTTCAGTATTGCTTTCAAGTTGCACTTCCTCTTGAATCTCTTCTTGAGTTTCTTCTTGTACCATTTCTTGATTTTCTACTTCTTCAGTTGAAGACAAAAGCACTTCTTTCAGTTTTGAAACGATTTCACTTGCTTTCATAAAATTTAATATTTATATGGATTACTGATTAAACAACAAAGTGTTGTATTTTTACGCTTTTTTCTGGATTATGAACCATTCTGTTCCATCGCTCCAAACAGCTATACCTTCGTAGGCTTTATTTATTTCATATGCAGTTGTAGCACCATCTAAATTCTGACCACTAGCAGGTGTTATATCTACTCTGTTAGTGGCAGAAAAAGTGCTGTCAGTGATAAATCTTAACACTCTATTTGTAGAGTTAGATGAAGTAGCATCAGGTAATGTATAAGTGGCAGTTCCTGCTGCACCATCCCAGGTTAATTTAATCATCATAGCATTTTCATATGTAGATGAATCTAAATCAACAGCCTCGTCTGCTGAAGCTGTCTTTGCTACTGTTATGATATGATTAGTGATGTCATTTATGGTAGCTTTCTTCGTTGTACTACTTTGTACTAAAGGTACTTGTTCTGTACCTGTCAAGGCAGTTGCATCTGTTAGTTCTGATATTTTTTTGTCAGCCATTATTGAAATAATTTATGTGTGTTTTCTTGCATTAATTTCTTTCCGTCTTCAGTATATAAGTGAAATAAATATCTGGTTATACTACCTATACCCTGACCCCTTAATGTACCATCGCAACATTTTCTTGAATAGGTTTTACCATCCTTACAAAGGCATCCTCTCTTACCACTTTTAGGTGAAGAATAACTCGGTGTTTCTTTCATTTTCTTTTTCATTGCTTAGGGACACAATTAGGTACTTTTCTACCGTTTTTAGTCTTAAAACCAATCATTTCATATCCTTCTTGGCAAGGATTAACATCCTCTAGTTTTTCTAATCCTCTAAGTTTAGACTCAGTCCAATTAAGCATACTTTTACCTCCCCATAGAAGGTAACTTATCGTTCCACAAGCCTCAGGCTTACTAGGATCATAATATTCAGCAGCCCTACTTAAATAAGAGTAAATCCTCTTCAAAGTTGACACTGTAAACTTCTCTTTTCTAGCCAATTGCTGTCCTCTTACTTTCCCCACCTGGGTTGCGCACTTATTACCTAATTCTTTATTCCTTTTTATACCTAATTTGGCATTATTTGATGCAGATTCCGGATAACCACCATAAGACTCTAATTCTACGTCTTCAGACAACGCTTCTAAGGCTTCTAGGAGCTCATATTCAGCGTTTAATTCCTCTAGGCACTCAGAACATAGACTTTCAGGTAAAGATTCCTTAGGACCATCCATTTTATCAGCAAAATACCCCTCTATAGAGAATCCTTTGACCTCGCCTAGCTTAACTTGATTCCAAACATCATCATTATTGACTTTTACAGATACCATCCAAGTACCTACAGGTAAATTGAAGTCATATTTTCTAGATTTATCCTTTTTTTCATCTTCTATTATCCAAGATTCGACTACAGACATACCCTCTAACTCTATATTGTGTTCTAGAGTACTGTTATTCTGATTACCCTTCATTAAAAACAGTTCTGAAGCCCTTCTTACGGTATCTTCACTAAAAAAAATGTAATAATCCTCCTCTTCACCCTTTCTAAATATCTTTTTATTAGGTATTAGGGCTGCACCCATCAAAATCCTCTTTTCTTTGTCTACTTCAGCAAGTTTTACCTCTTTATGCTCCTTTAGAGCGATAAAATCCTCTTCTATAGCAGGGTTTTCAACAACAGAGATAGCTTCTATTCCACTAAACTCGTTTTCTTCGTCTATAATAAGTTCTATAATGCGTTCCATATATAGTTAACTAATTTGATTGTATTCGTTATATATTTATCCTAATGCCTTTACTGTATTTCTTTCAAGTTCTTCAGCAGTTTTAATATCTTTATTTACTACAAACGCTCTAAGCGGCTTTTGTTGTTGTGCCATAACAGATTGTGCCAACTGTGATTCGGGTGATGCACCAACTACGTTGAAGTCTGGGGCTTCTACACCTCCGCCTCCGCCTCCTCCACCCATAGATGGAGCTCCTAATGAAGCTAAAGAGGCCTGTGCTTTCTTTCTAGCAGACATTATTGATGCTATAAGCCCTCCAATTGTTACAGCATAAGTAGCGATCCCTATAGGACCTAACTGTCTAGCAAACTCCCCAATAGAGAATGTTGCATCAGCAGTTGATTCAGCAGCTTTTGCAACTATCCTACCTTGAGCATTTACAAAGTAAACTGTTTGTTGCTCAAACATTCTTTTCCTTTCAGCGAAGTCAGCTTTTATCTTCATTATCTCTTCAGCAATAAGTAAAGATTGCTTTATAGTGAATAAGTCTCGCTCTGCTTTTATTTTTCTTTGTTGTGACCTTATCTCTCTTTTCTCTAAATCCTCTATAGCTTTCTTTTGAGCAGCACCTGTTAATTCACCAGAATGTAAAACATAATCCCTCTCTCTTTTTAATGCATCCATTCTAGCATCGTGATATGATAAAATAGTATCACCAACAAACTTCAATGATTGTTGAGAGGCTTTAAATAAACCCGTGACTTCTTTAGCCTGTTCTTTTATGAATTTTAAACCTGCTTTTAGGCTTTCTTCATTTCTTTCTTGTATTTCTTTAAAATCTTCACCTAATCTTTTAAGCTGTTCAGAACCTCTTTTACCACTCTCAAATAATGGTTCGTAAAGCCTTTTTACCCTTTCGATACCTTTTACTAGAACCCCCTCAACACCATCCTTGTCTATATCTAAAAAGAAGTTCTTTAATTCACTGTCAAATTCTAGCAATACTTCTTTAGCTCTTTTAGGTAACCTTTTTCCTGGTCCTTTTGGGGGTTTAAACAATTCATCGACCAAGTCTTCTTTTGTTAAAATACCTGTAAGTATATTTAACTCCTCAACCAACTCTTCTCTTTGTTCTTTAAATCTTTTCTTTACAGCTTCCTTATTTCTTTGTATTATGGTCTCTGTGGCCTCTGTTGATATACTAACACCTGTTTGAAGAGCCTTGTTTCTATTGTTAATTCTAGTTTGCTCTAGAGCATCTCTTTTATCTTCTTCTGCCTGGAGAGCTTTAGTCTCTGCTACTTGACTTTTTGATATTTCCGTAAAGACTCTTTCTATTTCCTTTTGAACCGCAGTTGCTTTAGCTAACCTCTCAAGGGATAATATTTTTAAATCAATTTGTTTTCTAGACTCTTCGGTTACTCTTCCGTTTTCGTCAATTTGAATGTTCAAGTCTTTATATTCCTTATTAGCTTTATTAACAGCCCTCTGTAATTCTTCAGTTGATAAACTACTATCATCCATAACATCCCTTAGTATTTTAAGGTTTGACCCTGCTGCTGCTGAAGCCGTCCCTATCTTGTCAACTTCATCAGTAGCTTTGGATGTGCTACCTGCAAAATGATCTACAGCTGCTATAACCGCTTGAAAAACAACAATAAGACCAAGAGGACCCATAAAAGCCTGTTTTATAGCATCCCAACCATTCTTAAGCCCTCCAGTAGTTGCTATTAAAGTAGTCATTAATGTAGACAACTGAGATAAGTTGTTCGCAATACCTCTAATACCATAAGGCAAATCAGATATAGTACGGCCCAATTCAACAAGGGTAGCACCTGCTAATCCAGTCTTATCAATCATTGGATTAAGACCATCTTGCGTAGTCTTTTGTAGGCTTTTATTTAAACTCTTTACAGCAGTATCAGCCTGTACGAAACCTTTTGTTAACCCCTCTATCTTTATTTTACCCTTATCATTTATTTCAATGGTATAGGTTAATTTACTTTTTTTATCAGCCATTACTTCTTCTCTTTACGGATTCTTTAAATTCTTTTAGATTCTCTGGGGCTTTATATTTACCCTTAGCAATATCTATTACGGGATCAACCCCATAAAAATTATCAGCCTTCAGTAAGTCCACTATCTCTCTTATCATACTATATCGTCTTCGAATATGTTATACAATTCAAATTCAGCTTTACCTGTAACCAGGTCAGTTGAAACGCTATTAATACGGAACATTTTATCACCTAACCTTATTTGGTGGTTTAATTTATAATTAACCAATATACTTGCAGGTAGATGTGCTGTCACTCTAAATATCCTTCTTAGAGGATTAAATATCCCCTCTACATAACTTCTATAAAATTTATCATATAAGGAATTAGGGTTAATTGCCCTAGTCCACTCATCTATTTCTGTCTCAAAGTTTAATGTAAAAGATGCAGGTGTTGTTGTAGTACCTGTCTCATTAGTATTTGAAGGTCTATAATAATCTGTTAAAGAAGTCGCATTGCTGCCATCATACCAGGCTATTGGTGTTGATATGGATGTTTCTCTAACAGCATAAAACAGAAGTGGTTTAATAAGCATACTTTCATAATTTCCTTCACTAGGATTGAGGCTAGTGTCAGCACTAAACTCACCTCCTGCTGAATAACCCCATTGTATATCTGTTATTGTACCACCTAATTTAGTGTCTAGTATTCTTTCATATTTAAGATGTGAGAATGGTAAATTAATTTCATATTTAGATATCCTATCAACATTATAATCTAGTGTTGTCCCATCCTTAACGCTTTCTCTGACATTATATTCAGCATTACCATAATATTTTTTCGCCACCTCTTTATGATGCTCGTTAATAACAGTATTAGTCTCTGTATATTTAAAATCTATATCAGTGAAGGGTAAAATAGAATCTACCTGATGCTGACTAATGTCAACATACTTATCTAGATTAATTGTTTGAGTCAATTTATTATTTACTGCATCAGCATAGAAATTATCCAATGTATCTACATAAATCTTTTGATAATCGCTATCATTTACATCCTCTATATAGTAAGCTGTTAAATTAAAGACCTTAAATAATCCTGTTAGAAAATCCAAGACTTTCATTTCAGGTATTTTCTTTGTAATATTTATATTGAATTTAGTTTCTTGCGATGCATTGCTAGTGATAGTATATGTTTTATCTTCTAGTGTAAATGGGGTTGATTTAACATCTAAAGACACATTAGAAAAAGTCATACTACTTTCTGAAGAAAATTCTATCTCTATAGCCCTACCTATAGTTGTTCTAAAAGTGTTATATATGTTTAATTCAGTTTGATTCCCTAAACCATCAGTTATAGTTTCAGCCCCTGTACTAATGTCTCTAACTATTACTCTGTAAGCTGTGTTTTGACTACTAACATTAAAAGTCAAATCCAAGTTCCAGAAGTCCGTTATTGAAGTCAAAGTTATTTGTGAACCAGATATTGTTACTAGACTATGTGGGTCTGTAGATGTATAACCACTTAATTTTTTATTAAAAAGGTAGGGTTGGTCGGTACTGTTTTCTTCTATATAATTAAATTCTTCTTTCTGTGGATTTAACCATAAATATAAATTGTCAAATGCAGTGTTAGAACCAAAGAAGTCTCTAGTAAATTCTATACCGTCATATTTATCCTCTATAGCTTCTATTATATGTAATGCTTTTATTGCAGGTTTTAAATCTGTAAATTCTAAACCTCTATCATTATTACTAGAATCTTTATAAAAGAGATTACCATCAAAGTCCGCATCTGTAGGAACAGGGTCTGTAGAATTATAAAACAACCTCTTCTTTGATGTTATTAATGGATATATGATAGCATCTGTTTGTGATACAGAGTTGACTGTAAAATCAAGTCCATTCTGAAAACCATTCTTTACGTTTGTATCTGTATACTCGTGGTCGTAGTTATCTAGATATGGGAGTTGACTAATTAAGTCATCCCCTATAGTGTCTTGTATAGAGACAACAGTCTTACCTAAGAATGTAATATCATAAGAATAAGGCTTATTATTCCTCATCTTAATACTATTCAATCTTACTTTCCCCTGTCTAAATGGTAAGTAGTTTATTTCTATAAATGCCTCTTTCTTTTTTCTATTGTCGTATGCTCCACCTGTTATGTTGAAGTTATAGAAATGCTTAAATATCTTATTATTAGTATCAGATGCGGGGACATTAAATGATTGAGTGTAATCACTGAATATTTTAGAGATATCCCTAAAGTCCTGGATAGTTGATGTTACCTCTATGGTCTCATCATTAAAGAGGTCTACCCTTTGATTCTCTATATATAACTGTACTTTGTTTTGCATTACCTAACATTTTGTATGTAACTGTTAGCGTATTTGAACTCTACCTCAAAATTTATTAGCTTATCATTTAATACGGTCTTTTTAACCATTGAAGACGTAGTTGGTACAATCGGTACTGTCTCTCCCTCGTTAATCCAACAGTATTCACTAACCATAAGCTGATCTATAACTTGATTATGGTCTTCACTTACAAATCCTGTGTTCATTTTAAATGTTCGGTCAGTGCTTACATCTAACAAACTATTTTGATGATTATTAGGGCTAAATAATACTCCACTAGAGTCTGTTGTTAGTATAGTCTTGTTATATTCCTCTCTTTGAGTTGAAAATTCATCAGTTCGTTTATAGAAGAACCATAACTCCTGCAAAGCACCAAAAGCATTTAAGAAAGTTACTTTATAAGCAGGGTATTTACAGTCATTTAATTCTACAACAGGTATCGATCTTGAGGCTCCTATTTCATTAGTGTACCTAACTGCTGTTGTAGTCTCTGTTGTTGAAATAATTTTAGATGAGCCACTTGGGTCATCAGACCTCAATAATGTCATATCTGCCGTATACACCTGAAGAGCTCCGGTAGAATTATCTGCTTTTATATTGTCTCTATCTGCTGTTATATCGGATATATTACCACCTGTAACTGTTGTTGTGGTAACTGTGCTTCCATCTAAAAAATCAACATTATGTACATTATTAAAGAATGGTACATTTATAGTTTCCCCTTTAGGCACATATATCGTTCTATTTGATATTAATATATCTTTAGATAGAGTTGGGTTTACATTTGTATTAAAATATGGATTGTTGGCAGTGTTGTATGTGTTTTTATCGAAATTACCTCCATACCCTCTGAATGCAATAAACTTTTTACTTAATGGTTCTGGGTCTGTAGAGGTAACTTCAGTACCATTAATAGTCCCTTTGAATGTTCTAGTTAATTCTGTTTCTACATTTTTGTTAAAAACCGCTGTATTATAATCACCATCAAAAGTTACATCTACATAATCTTTTATCAATTCTGATATTTCAAAGTTTATAGTATCTTCTCCAGATAATTTAGTTTTTGATAATGTATATTGAGGAGTGGTAGGTCTGTCACCACTACCATATATATATAATTTTAGTTCTGCGGAATGTAATGATAATGTTGCCATATTTTATTTTTTAAGTTCCACACCAAACAATAGACCCATCTAATTTGCCATCATCCCCCATAATGGCTGATTCCTGAATAGCAGCACCATCATCTAATAATTGTCTGTATGTTTGACCTTTGAATATATCATAATAAGCATTAGTTGACCTTGTTGGATTATCTAATCCTGAAGGTGAAGATAATCTGTAATGAAACTGAATTGTATATTTATTTGGGTACCCATAGTTTGAGAATGGGTCACTACTATAAGTTGAAACAGTTATAGGGAATTTTATTTCTTTACCTATGAAAGTTGTATTGTCGTTCTGCTGATTACCTTGCTGATATTTTGCAAACCAAGAAAATCCACCCTGATCTGCATTACTATGGATTGGGTATCTAAATTGTGAATTTACATTGTCATAAAATAAGCCACTTTTAACATACCTTACTGTAGGACTAAAATTCCAAAAATTACTAGGGAATTGTCCGCCCGGATAGGTATATATAAATTCTATTTTATTTAAGTCCGTATTAAAGTAGCTAGATTGAGCTATAAAAGTGGTGGGTGTTGTCCATTCAGATATACATCCATTATTACCTGTGACATAACTAGCCGAAGAAGGTCTACTCCTATGAATACCAAATGAATCTGCTACTCCGTCATAATCTGTAAAAACAATCCATCTACTATCTGTTATGCTACCCCATAGTACATCATTAACTTTTAATTGTAAATTAAAGTTTGATTGCGGATGTTTATAAACATAGAAGGCAGGTATTTGTTCTACAAAGCCAGTGTGACTTGGTATCGTAGAAGGTATATTCACCCCTGGGTCTGTTACAGCAGGTGCAGAAGGACAGTTAAAAGTTAATTTATAATCATCTGTTCGTAGTGGGGCTGAAACTAAAACACTTACAGTTGTAGGTGTAGCGGCTGTTTTACTTATGGTTACAGTCCCTGTTTGTGTTCCAGAACCTAAATTCATACCACTTGCTGAAATACCTGCATCTAGCAAGTCTTGTTCATATAAGTCATTACCAACATACCCTGTTGTTGAAAAACTTGGGGTTGTAGCATTCCAAGTCCCAACTATACTTATAGGTACATTTACTGTATAATCTATAGTTACATTACCCGTAGCTTCTCCTACATCAAAATTATATATCCTTCCACCAACATCTTCCCCGATATTTATTTCTTGACCACAAACAACATTTTGTGTTAGTGTTTCTGGTTGGACATATATAGCAGGTACGTCTGGGTCATCTACAGGGTCTTCTACAGCATCCGGTAAATCTGGAGCCCCTTCTCCTGTCGCAGTGATGAAGAAAGGGTTGCGGATATTCATTTTTTCTATTTCTTCTGCCATTACTTAGCTTTTATTATATAACCTTATTTTATTAAAGTGTGCTATCAACTCTTCTTCGCTGAAGGTGTTGCCGCATCAATCTCTTCTTGTATCTCTCTCCTATAAGCATCAACTAAATCCATTGTCAATCTAGGTTCAAACTTATCAATAACTATATCTATAAATCTATAAGGTCTTATACCTTTGTTTTTGATTGATCTGTTGATTAAAAAACCAACTCGTTTAATAGTTGATGGTTTAGTATCTTTTAATTTTAGTACTGTACTGTTCCTTCTAACCCATTCATCTAGTTTTTCAGGAGGAGCTCCGACACCTGCACTACGACCCTGGTTTACATTTAAACCATATTCATTCATAGATATAGTAAAACCACTCCTATTCTTAATCTTTCTACCAACAATACTATCTTCTAGTCTACTACCATCAGATACAGTGGTAGGGCTAGGTTTGGCTCTTAACTGTTTCTTAAATTCAGTGACTAATATCTTCCTATAGTTCTCAAGAACTTTATCTGTATACTTTCTCTTCTTGGCCATTAGCAGATAGTATGTTCTGTATTAGGCATCTCTATCTCAATAGTTGCAGCCCACCCGGCTAATTGATTTTCAAAGTTGTCTAAGAATGGTGATGCGGTTATATCTGTAGTAAGTTGTAGTTTATCACTAAACAACTCCCCCCTCCTTAACTCCTGCTGTATATCATTAACAACTTGCAGTTGGGTGTTTAAGACATCCTGTAGATTGTCATCCCCATAAATCAAGGCCTCATCAGTTGCTTCATTACTCTTATCAACTACATCTAAACAAAACAATTGTATTGTAGCTGTTATAATTCTATCGGAGAATACCACATCCCCCATTGATATATGGGATAATGGATAGATAGTTGTTTTGTCCAAATCAACTTCCAATATATCCCCGAAGGTGACTGTATTAGTAATTCCATTCTCCTTTAATTTGTCGTTTAACTTTTGTATTACAGTGTATACTTGTCTCATTTAGTCTTTTGTTTTAACATCTTTGTTTCTAAATCGTTTTTCTCTTTCTCAAATTCTAACCAGGTTAAACATTCGGAAGCTGATAGTTTTGTAACTTCTTTAA